AAAATACCAGCTTTCTGGTGTGTGTAGTATCAGTCCCTTTTGGTCCTGACATGCATACACTTGACTCTTGTATCCCCCTCCTGAAAAGGAATGGGGACACTCAAATCATTCTACCTCCTAAGAGGCGTTTTCTCCAGGGTATGTTTATCATGGAGGGAAAAGAAAGAGTCCTGAAGGTTTCCTTCAAGAACTTCTTGATGAGCTCTCTCGGACTCAGTAGGAGACTATCCGATAGGATCTTCAACTCTGGGTTTGAGAGAGTTCACAGGATGTGGCAGTTTGTTTTAGGCGTCATAGACCCCTTCGCAATCGGCTACACCGAGATATTCGAGGAGGGTTCTCCAAGTAGGAGGTCCCTTCTCCGTATTTGTGTTAAGGTGTTCAAGATGGCCTTTAACACTGAGTCTTCCATTGTAGAACAGTGGAAGGATTTCTCTAACTGTCTCTATAGAGTTGCAGCTGGAGTTGACCAGACACCCTGTTTTAAAACTGGGAATGTCTTTAGGAGATTCTTCCAGGAGACTTGTGTGAGGACTTTGTTCTCACCAGTCTCTTCAAATATTCAGGGTGAGGCAGTGCTTGCCCTTATGTCTTCAAGACAATTCCCTTGTTCAAATATGCGCAAGGCATATGAGGCCTATGACAAATTTAAAAATTTGGTCACGGTTCCTTTCATCACTCCTCCCAGTATCCTTAAGGAGTTCAGTGAGGCTGCAAGATTCTTTGGACAGGAACTTAAGGTCCATGTCCGAAGAGCTCTGGGATGTGGTCATGTTTCGACTGCATCCTCAGGTACTATCACTTCCTCGGTTGAGGAAGGTGGTAGATCAAAAGATATCCGTGAAGAGCTTTATGAGTTCCTCATGGAAAAAGCACCTGTTGATGAAACATACTGGTCCCCTTCTGGAACTGTATCTGTCAAAGCAGGAAAAATTCGGGCTTCCCTCTTCCATAATGTCCCACAGGACCCTATGTGGAGAGCAAGGGAAGCTCAAGGAGTCATAAATCCCTTAAGGGATTGGGGCTCAGAGATAAAGTCCTTTGGGGTAAAATACCCTGGGAGACGTGGTTTTGATAGTACTTTGGGTCATCAGATCCACCTTCTATCGTCAATCCGTAGGAAGGACCACATAGGTTACATTCCTGCGAAAGTCATAGTCATACAAGAACCTGGATTTAAATCCAGGATCGTGACTACTACGCCGTGGTGGGTATCAACCTATCAACAGCCATTTGCCCATGTTATGACAGAGATCTTTAGATCTTTGGACATAACTGTTTCTGCATACATGCGTGTATCCCCAGCGTGGGACATACTTGGCATGTACAACAGTAGGTTCAAGTACCTGAAGGACTTTAACCACGCAATGTCATCTGACCTCAGTGAGGCAACTGATGCCATGCCTAAAGACCTGTCAAGAGTTATGCTTTTGTCATTTCTCGATGGCTTAGGCCTCACGAATCCATATTTTATGGACTGTGTAGACCTTATTACCTCACCCCGGTTAGTTGAGACTAACTTTCCCGGGTATGAGGACTCATTCACTGTCTTGAGGGGTATCCTAATGGGAGAACCACTCGCTAAGACAGGCTTAACATTGTTGAACCTATGTGTTATGGGCGTCGCCTCTAAGAGGTGTTACGCAACATTTAGGTGCAACATGTATCTCTTCGTTATAGGTGGGGACGATCACTTTGTGATCGGAGCCCTTCACTATATCGAGGAAGTAACAAAAGCCCACCTTCAGGCAGGCTCAAGGATCTCTCCCGGTAAGCATCTCACCAGTTGGATCTTCTTGAAGTTCTGTGAGAGAGGTATCCTCCCTTTCAGACTATTGAACCGTGTACCCCCTAAGGAGGTTACAAACCGGTATCTTGAATCAGCATGGGTTGACATAGTCGCCCCACGACTGATGAGCACTGTTCCCTTAGGTAAACAGGGTACTTCTGACGAGAAGAATGTAGCTGTGGGCAAAGCCCAAGCTTTTTCCTCTTATCTGAATTACGGAGGTCCCACTTACCCTCTTCAGAGGAAGTGTTTTCTCCGTGCGTATTTTCTCTTTAGGATGGATGTTCTTATCCCCAAGAGCCCAAAACTGTTGGCATTACTGATGCTCCCAGTTCGATTTGGTGGTCTGGGCCTCGGCACAGACACTGTGGAGGACCTCCGCTTTATAGCGAAGAACCTTCCAAATGATGTGAAGTTAGTCCTTTGGGACTATCTCCATGATGATGCGAGTGAGGATCATCAGATGAGGATGCTCGCTCTCAGATCGATGACTAATAATAGTTCATCTAGGGGTGTCATGGGCTCTTTAGAGCTCCAGCTTGACATTCGGAAGAGGGTGAGGGCCATTATTGGAGACTCACCTTCGTTCACCTGGGATAATCTCTTGGCTGTTGCCGAAAGGCTTGAGTTTAAGGGAAGATACAGGGAAATCCTACATCAGCTCACACAAGTGGGCTATGTGGATGAGAAATATCTAACGGATCTTGTTACAAGATCTCAGACATTTTCCGATTTACTCCAACCAAAATCTTTGGTTGAGGCTTATCGTACTCGACCTTGGGTTGAGAGGTATACTGAGGTATGGCCTATCATCCACAGGGACGATTATGTACCATTTGACGAACATGTCCTTGAGCTCGTTTTGAGCAAGAAGACAGACGCATTATGGTATAAAATAGGGCTTGGAAACGCAACAGCGAAAGCCGGCACACAAGTGTCGTATGACGAGCTCATGATTGGACCCTCACTGCAGGTTTCGATCTTTCGAACCTTCGACGATAGTCTTAGGCGCCCAAGAGCCGTTGAGGATTTATCCCTACCTCCACTTGATAGTGTGGTGTCCGGACTCTCTTTAAATGTTGATGGTATCTCTTTAGAGATCAGTACAGACATAAGTCTGTAAGAAGGCTATCAATCGAACATCGGGAAACTCAGTAGAGATTCCCGTCAATATTCAGCCTTAG